TGCTCAGCTTTGCCGGTGTGAACCTTGGAGGCTATTGCGCGTTGAACCCGCTCGGAAGGTACAAACTTGACGGCGATGTCACCTGTGTTTCCACCCCCGGCAAACTCTCCGCCGCCTGGACCACCGGCTGGGACGCGGGGCTGATCGTCGGAGAACTTCTGGACTTGAGCAGATCCATCTTGTAAACCACCGACATGCGGCGTCGCGAGCGCGCTATCATCCGTTGGTGCTTGGTCAACTTGACCTCCAGCTAATTTTACTGTTTCGCCGGACTTGGCCAGCTTCTCGGCATCATCCTCATCATCGGGGCCTTCCAACGAGGCTACCAGTGCGCACTGACAACCACCTGGATGGTAAGGCGGGCCGTCGTCACCGGACGGGAAATCCTCATCCAACCCGATCACGCCCGCGTCCTCGTTGTCCTGACACAAGTCACAGACGTTGGGGTTGTTCGAAGTCTGCGAGAACTTGCCCTTCACCACGCCGGATTCCTGCCATGCGCCCAACGAACCCTGCACCGAGGCTTTCGAAGTTTCTGTGCGGGCTATGTTCAACGCACGGCTCTCGCTGAACAGGTAGCTGTCCTCGATCTGCTTGGCCAGTTGGACGGGCGTCTTGCCGTCCTCGTAGCTCTTCACGATCATGTCACGCAGGCCGTCACGCGTGGTTTGGCTTATGCACCAGCGGGCGTCCGGATTCTCGACCAGCGCGTCATTGACCCAGCGCTTTCCCACTAGCTCAGCACCGCGCTCTCGTGCGTAGTCGGCTGCGCGCTTGTTGAACAGGTCCACGATGGCCGTGTCGTCCACCCCCAGCGAGTCCAGCGCCTTCTTTCCTGCGTTGACGTAGACATCGTGAAGCGCGGCAGGAATGGCTCCGGTGGCAAGATCGTCCAAGGCATCCAGGTTGATACCGTCCATTGCCTCGTCGGCGTTGTCGTTGGCGTCATAAGCGTCGGCGGCTTCACCGGGCACGCGGTCGCGCATGCCGTCCAACGTGTCACCGACTTCCCGCTTGATGTTGCGACGGGCGCGTTTGGCAGCTTCGCTCTGGTCATCGGGATCGGCGGGCGGAAGCGAGGGAGCGGCTTTGGCTACTCCCTCCCACCGGAACGGTGTCTGGTCAAATGGGTAATCAAAAGTTCGCGGTTGATCCGGGCTGTACTTGAACAGTCCAGCCAACCGGGTGGCTTCCAGCTCGGCGATGGGTGAAATCTGGGGCATTAGGCTAAATCGGGGTTTAACAGGCCCCGTAGAACACTGTTTATTGGCGTTTTAAAGCCCAAGGTGCGCTTTTCAAGGGGTAGGGGTAGGTAAACCCCCACCCTACCCCTTGGCACGCGCCTAGGACGCGGGAGGCGCGGGCGGGGCCGGCAGCCCGGCCAAAACCTGCGTGGCGGCGGCAATCAGGTTCTGAACCGCAGCGGCAGCGGCGGCACCGTCGGTGGCAGCTTGCTGCTGGTCGGCGGTGAGCTGCTGCGTGTCTTTGATGACGGCTCCCTGGTCGCTGGTAAATGTGGTCACGGCCTGGGCAGCGGCGCTCCCCAGTGCATTGAGATCTGGCGTTGGTGTCATGTGGTGATGCTTCCTTTCGTAGTTAGTAAACAAATTTGTGCTCATTCCCGTTTCCGTTGGCCGAGGGCAGCATCGAGTGCGCGGGCAGCAGCTTGAGCAGCTTGCGCGTTTCCTTGTCGGCGGCAGCACTCAACTGCTTGCCGTTCACTTTCCCGCCTCCGTTCTTGGCCTGAAACTGCGGTGAAACTTTTCCCTTGCTCTTGGCGGGCGGCTGTCCAGGTTCCTGACCGGCTTCCGACGCTGCTTGACCCGGCATTTCACCGGGCGCGGCGGCAGGCATCTTGCCGGCGGCGATGTCTTCCAAACTGACCGGCCCCGTGGGCAGGAACACGTAGCACTTCTCGCCGCCCGGCACCGGGTCCAGCCCATCATCGTCACGTACTTCGTTGATAGAGCGAGATCCATTGCGAATGTTGGTGTCGTTGATCTTGGACTGGACTGCCGGGTCGCTTTGCTGGTCGGTGTTGTAAGCGTACTCGATGTCGGCGAAGTCGGGGCCGAAGTATTGGTGGGCCAGGTACGTCTTCAGCTCAGCCAACTGACCCAACATGGGCAGCTTGCCTTCCTCGATGGCGGACTGTTGGATCTGTTGCGCTGAAGCGCGATTCATCATTTTCGTGAGTGCGTTGGGTGCAACGCTGAAAGCATAGCAGCAGATGCGCGCCAGCCAATCGTCGCGGTCGTCCTTGATCATCGGGTCTTTGGTCTGGACGAACTTGGCATCACCAGGGACGAACCTGACACGGCGTTTGATGCTCACGTTGCCGGCCAACTCGTCGAAGAATGCCTGGAAGCTTTTCACCTGCTCCAAGCCCCACTCGTTGGGTAGCCCGACAATGGCTTCGGGTAAATTTCCTTCTGTGTATAAAGACGCCTGACTCACCATGCGATTCATGCCGATCATGATGGTGTGGATGATCTGCTCTGTGGGGCTGTAGCCGTAGAACTTGTTCACCGTCGGGTTGAAGGGCCGGTATACCAGCGGTAGGCACATGCCCTTCCCATCAGGCTTGCTCACATCCGCATGCCAGCCCTTCTTGGCGCAATCATCACATAGAGCAGCAGTCATGTTGATGGCTGGTGAATTCCCGCACCATGCGGGCTTACCGTTGCGCCTCACATAAAGGTTTCCGTTGGGGACGGAAACGCAGCAAACTCGCCCATTATAAGCGACTGTTTCGATTTTTGAAAAAAGAGTCTCTGGGGTATGGTTACGTAGGCAGATCTTAAAGTGATCGGAACAGTTGACAACACGATCCCCCTTGCCATCATTCATATTTATCGTGCGGCGGCAAGCTGGCACAATACTGATGCTAGCGGATTTGCCCAGCTTCATAGCAATTTCCTGAAGCTGGCCAGCCATCTGACGGCTGCTAGTTGATATCTTCCGCTCTCCAGTGTCGGAACCATCGCCAAGCCAGTAATAATGCCAAAAGATTGCCAGTTGGCGGGGTGTAGCATTCATAATGGAATCAGGCACCCACTTATCCCGTGAGTGCCCAAACTGACGCAGGTAGTGCACAAGACTTGTTGAATAGATCAAAAATGAATTCCCGACATAACGCGCCCGGCCACCAGAAACCCTCTCCAACAATTTCGCATATGGCTTGAAAGCCTTACCGTTGGCTAACTGGGAAACGCAAACTACGCTACCCATACTCAAATTGCAGGAGCCTTCCGAGAGATAGGCCCCCATGAATGCACAGAAATCATCTCCACTCATCTCTATTGGAAAGCAATCCTGTGGTTGGCGCTTCCGGCCTCGTACTGCGTAAAGGCGCACCGCGTTGTGTGCTGCGGACAGGCTAACGCCAAAACGTCCGGCCAATTGTGAGTACGACAGACCTTCCCCTGCACGGGCGGCACATATTTGTGTATCCATCTCCAAACGTTGAAAGTGCTTGTCAAACCTCTCGCGTGGAAAGCGTTGGCCAGGGACTTCAATACCTTTCCATATAGCGGTTTGCGGGACTCGCGTGCAGGTCGTATAATTTGTAGCAAGGTCGGCAGCACGAAGGTATAATCCAGTAGCCGTCCGCTCAACTCGGTTTCGTAGCTTATGGGGAACGCGAGTAACCAGCATTCGATGATCCGGCGTAACGAGAAGGTCCACTCGTTCCGAAGAAAATAAGTGCATCGGCCCGGCATATTCATAGTCAATCAACTCAGTGGGGTGCTGCCACTCCATCTGCCCGCCCTTGCCGCGAGTTGCACACTGGTCTTCCTTCACCACGTCCTTGAACAGCAACCAACCACGACGCGTCAGCACTTCAGTGTCAGAGGAGTAGCAGCCCTTCACGATCTGCTGAAAAGCCGGGTTGGGAGGATCGGGACGCCAGCCTTGTGGGTCATGCAGCGGCTTGATCGTGCCTCCATCAATAAGTCTGAGCGCGATCAGCTCACTGTCTTGGTTCATGACTGGCCAGATGGACAACGCGTCGGTGACCAGGATTTCCTCCACCATCATGTTCATCCACTGCTTCTCGCTGTGCTCGTGGTCAGGCATCTGGAAGAAGTTGGCCAAGAACTCCACGCGCTCGTCTTCCCCGTTGCGCCCGTCGTAATCCTTACGCTTCTCACCCGGTTGGCGTTTCACACGCCACTGGCCCGGCATTTCGATGATCTGAACCTTGCGCGTCTCGATGCAAAGGCGCACGATGTCATACTGAGCCAGCATTCGCAGCTGGTTGAAGTCCGGGCTGCCGGGCTGCTCGGCGCGCGGCTGGAAAAACAAATTAGCGCCAAACGGATAGTCGAAAACTCGAGGCAAGGTTTGCGGTGGTGCGATTGGAGCGAGCGGTTGGTTCGGCCCTTGCCAATTAGACACGTTGATGGAATCGATGATGTTCCTTACCCCAGTAGAAAGAACAATCTCAGATGGATTGATAGCACGTTCCTGCGCCCCCATCGGAAGCGAAGGTAAAAGGGCCTTGATAAGATTCCCAGCGAGATTTATCATGTTAAGCCGCCACAAGTAGTGCCCGAGCTACACGAAGCATTTCCTGCCTTCGTATTTGCGCCGCCGACTGATTGGCACGCGCTTGCTTGGAAGCTTTTCTTCCGCGTAAGGTATTTGAAATCTTGACTCGCATCTCCGGCGTAATCACCACTGGATGTATAGCAAATCGTGCACGTTGAGAAGCAGACATCTTTGCACGCGCTTCTTCTGACATATGCCCACCCCGTAACGATCGAGCAATCTTAGCACGAATGTGTTTGGAAACCTTGTGCCCCTTCAAAGCGCGGCTGATCCGTTCACCAGTTTCCTTGGGGCGTTTCTGTCCCGGATGATCTTTATTGTACTGGATAACCTGTGCACGAATCCGTTTCTTCTCGGCTTTGGTCCACTTACGCCCGCCCTTCCAAGGATGGTCAGCACGTGCAGCTAAATGTGCTGCCAACCACTTTTCATATCCTTCCTTGGTCCAATTTCCTCCATCTCCACCCATCGTCTCGTTGTACCCAAACTCGGGAAGGTAGGACTTGTACTTCTTGATGTAGAATATCTCAAGTCGGTTCAACTCAACCTTGGTTTCCGTGTGGTCAATCTCATCAATCTTAAAAGCACTCGCACCATGCCGTTGGATAGCAAAATGAAAGTACACTTTAGGGCAGCGCGCGTCTTGGATGTGCTTTGCCCAACGGCGCTCTACCGTTGCCACAGTCTTGCCAATGTAGACCTTGTCGTTGGTCGTGTTCGTGATGCGGTAGATGACCATACTTCTATTTTAGCCTATCCATCAGTTCAGGGAGTTGTAGCATATCAGCATGAAGCCCGGACTCAGTCGCAGAGGCACACACGTGCCCATCAGCTTCACTCGACGGCAGTCCAGGATGTTCTGCGTGGGTGTCACTATGACGGGCTGCTGGCACCGGCCATCGCTAACGTCAATGCTACTGCTGCAAACATCCATAACGCTCCTGTAAATCCCCAGGTTCGGTAAGCCGCCCACACCAACGCGGCAAAGGCCAGCGCCGTCATCATGTTGGGGTGGAACACGCCCGTGATGATGCCGGTGACGATCCGTGTCACCACCATCTTGACGCCAACTGCTAAATTCGGCATTCAGTCATCCTTTTCCTTTGCACTTCCAGGTAACGCTTTCTTTAAAATACGTTGCCTACGTCTGCCCCCACGCCGGAGCGCAGAGCAGAGCGAGGATGAGGAGACGTTTCATGCACACCTCTAAGGTTTCAGTCCTTCCACGGACAATTTCTCCCCCGGCAGCACTTCCTCAATCGGAGGTTCCACGACAATTGGCGCTGGCGGCTCGTTCAGCACGGCCAATGGCTTCTCTTTCGCACCGCTCACTTCCTTCCGTGCCGTCACAATTGCCGCCACCGCATTCTGATGCGCCTGTTCCGCTGCTAATGCTGCCGTTGCTTTCACCTTGATATTTTCTGGCAGCAATTCTGCTGGCCCCTGCGCGATGACTTGCGCAAGAAAAGCATCGGCTTTCTCGTTTGCCATCTCTTGCAAGAGGCTCACGAAGCCATCTTTGTAGCGAGTCTGGTAGATGCTCCCATCCGGGTTGCGAGACTCGCAGAGGTTCTCCGTACAGAACTCGCGCAGTGGGATGAGCGTGTCGTCAATTTCGATTTGGTAGGTCATGATGTTTTCCTTTCAAAAGTCACAAAACCGAGAATTGCCTTCCTGAGTCCGTATGTCCTGCATGGTGGTTTTCTTGTGGTAGCGCCGATTGGTAATGATAATCAGTCGTAGGATGGCCCACATCGTTGTCCGGATCTCTTGTGCCAGTACGTGGCGCTCCGTTTTCGGAAACTGCCGCACGG